CCTAGATACCGACAACAATGTGCAACTGGATGGAAGTGACTTACTTAAAAAGTTACGAAAAGCCAAGCGCAATGATGAGAAGCGTATCAAAGAACTCACTGAGCAACTTGAGGGATTATCCAAGGTGCAGCGTGAGCGTACAGTCAAAGAAGTCCTAGAAAAAAAGGGTGTCAACCTTAAAGCAGCAAGACTGGTTCTTAAGGATTTAGAGGATGTTAATGAAGAGACAGTTAATAACTGGCTTGACGATAACGCTGATTTATTCGGAATTACAGTTGCTACTGAGGAGCCTAAAGTAAGTGAGACAGATAAAGCAGCCTTAAGGCAGCAAGATGTAATCACTCAAAATGCTATGACCCCAGACCGAGCAGAAGACTTAAATCTTCGCATTGATAATGCAGATTCGATGGATGCATTATTGGATGTACTTCGCTCACAATAATTCCGTTCATAGTCACTTGGAGGTGACAAACAATGGCAACAGTAAACTATACTACTACAGGTAGTTCCTCTCTTGGAGGTACCGCTGGTGCTGCTGGTTTAGTTCAGAAGGCGTATGACCGTCTTCTTGAATTCGCCCTCCGTTCAGAACCCCTAATTCGTTCTGTAGCAGATAAGCGTCCAGCACGTCAAGCAATCCCAGGTTCAACAGTTGTTCTACAACGTTACGTTGACCTATCAACAGCGACAACTGCTTTAACTGAAAACGATGATGTCGATTCAGTAGCAATGTCAACACCAACCTCAGTAACCATTACTCTTGCAGAGTACGGTAACTCAGTATTGGTAACTCGTGCGTTGGAACTATTCAGCCTTGCTGATGTAGACCCAGCAATCGCAAACATTATTGCATTCAACCTTGCAGATTCTATTGACTCCGTAGCAATGACAACATTGCGTGGCGGTTCAAACGTAATCTACTCAGGTTCAACTGCAACTTCAACAGCAACAGTAACTGCTGCTGCTACAATTTCATCTGCTAACCTACGCAGAGCCGTTGCTAAACTACGTGCTAACAAAGCCGTTGGTCGCAAGGGTTCACTATACTGGACTGGTATTCACCCAGAGGTTTCACACGACCTTCGTGCAGAGACAGGTTCAGCAGGATGGCTACTTCCTAACCAATACGGTTCTTCACAAGACCGCATTTGGGCAGGAGAAATCGGAACTTACGAAGGTGCATACTTCGTAGAGTCCGCACGTTTGTACAACGCAACTGATGGTGCTTCATCTGCAAAGGTGTACCGCACAATCGTTTGTGGACAGCAAGCGTTGGCTGAGGCAGTTGCCGAAGAGCCACACGTAGTTATCGGACCAGTAGTTGACCGCTTGATGCGTCACCGCCCAATGGGTTGGTACGGCGTATTAGGATTTGCTCGCTACCGTGAAGAGGCACTATTCAGAATCGAATCAGGTTCATCAATCGCTTAGTTGATTGACGCTGTGGCAGGAGTAGAAATATTCCTGCTACGGAGTAAGTTCATTAAGGAGAACAATGGCAGATTTTATATTTACAACACCTAATGTACAAGAGGGACCATCGGGTAAACACCGCTTGTTCTACTTCTATAAAAGGAATGTTGGTGTTTCTGTGGTAAAACAGAATGGTTCATATAGAATCAGTCGCTACCCACTAGACCCAAGTGTGGAAACATATCAAGAGTTTTACATTGGTGGTCATAAACATATAGTTAATGATGCTACCAAAGCAGCACTAATCGCTGGTGGCATAGGAGTAACAGAAGCAAACTTCACAGCAGCATAAGGGGACATATGAAACACTGGGAACATCATCCAGTTGCAATTGATGGATGTTTTGGATGTAAAGGTTTAGGACTTCAGATGAACTCTGGAGATGCTAAAAGGGATATTTCAGATAAGAAGTGGACATCTGAATTGCAGGCTTATAGAGATGCAAGAGCACAAGGAATACAACCAGCAGGAACAACTATGCGTCACGTACAAGAAGCGCATAGGGCTTCAGAAGTGTTAGGTAAAGCGTATGATGCGGACACTATGCCTAAGACTAGAGATATAACCCCAAAAGCCGCAGCCGTAATGAAAGAGATAGGACAAATATAATGCCAAACGTAGACGGAAAGAAATTCCCATACACAGCAAAAGGTAAGGCTATGGCTAAGAAAGCAGCCAAGAAGTCAGCCAAGAAGATGGTTATGAAGAAAATGGGTAAGAAGAAGTAATATGGCTACCCCTAAACCAAAGCCTACTGTATTAAGAGGTAAGGCAGCAGTTGATGCATACCAAAAGTCAATATCTGATACAGGTATGGCTAAGGCTAATGCTGAGGCTAAAAAAGCAATTGAGAAAAAATACCCAGGAATGTATATACCTGAAACTCGTATTGCCCGTAGATTAGGGACAAGATAATAATGAAAAAAACAGCAACAAAGAAAAAGATTTCCAAAGTTATGAAAGAGTATAAGGCTGGAACTCTTAACATTGGTAAGTCAAAGAAAATGGTAAAGTCTAAGAAGCAGGCAGTTGCTATTGCCCTATCTCAGGCTGGAATGTCAAAGAAGAAAAAGTAATGTCATCGGGTCAACGCAAGCGTCACGACGGTTGGAATAAATCAATTATGCGAGACGGTGTAATTGTTATTCTCCGAAAGGACGGAACTGAAAAGGTCCGCCTTGACCCTAAGACAAAAGAAACAATTAAGGGGAACAAGTGAAGGATTCAAGATTAAAGAGAGCAGGAGTATCTGGTTTTAATAAACCAAAACGCACTCCTAATCATCCAACTAAGTCACACGTAGTAGTGGCTAAGTCAGGTGACCAAGTTAAGACTATTCGCTTTGGACAACAAGGCGTAACAGGTGATAAGAAACCAACTGCTAGACAGAAATCTTTCAAAGCACGTCATAGGGCTAACATTGCTAAAGGCAAAATGTCTGCAGCATATTGGGCGGATAAGGTGAAATGGTGAAAAAGAAAACAGCATTTTGGGACAAGAAGAATCCTAAGAAGACTTCTAAGAAATTAACACCAGCACAGAAGAGTGCTGCTAAGGCTAGGGCTAAGGCTGCAGGTAGACCTTATCCAAACTTAGTAGACAACGCAGCAGTATCACGTAAAAAGAAATAGGGGCATAGGGGACTATGAGTAAAAAAGATTCAGTAGCAGTTGTATGGTGTGACAACGGTATGGTTGATGGCAAGTTTATGCAAGGCGTAACAGATGTAATGTTAAAGTCTGGTGTAGAGTTTGCAACATCACTACGAAGTCAGGGCAACCAGATTGCTAGACAAAGACAGACAGTATTTGATTACTGGTTTGATAAGACTGATTACGAATGGCTACTATGGGTAGACTCAGATGTAGTAATTAGTCCAGAGAAGTTTAGATTATTATGGGATAACAAGGATGCTGAAAAGCGTCCAATTATTACTGGAATATATTTTACTACAGATAATCCAGAAGAACCTTTAATGATTCCAATGCCTACAATCTTTAACTTTATAGTTGGAGATGAGGGTGGATTTGGATTAACCAGAGTTCACCCAATGCCAGTAAATCAACTAATTAAGGTTGATGCGGCGGGTATGGGATTTGTATTAATGCACCGCAGTATCGTGCCAAAGGTTCGTGAAGTATCCCAAGACGGACAAATTTTTATGGAAATGGGTAGAGGAACTAAGTTTATAGGTGAAGATATATTCTTCTTTGCCCTATGCGATAAAGCAGAGATTCCACTATATGCTCATACTGGTGCATTAGCCCCACATATGAAGCGGTTCTCATTTGATGAACATTATTACAACGCATTCTTTGGTAAACCTAAGGAAGAGCCTAAGTCAAAACTTATCACCCCTGATAAGAAAATCATTACACCTAGATAGGATAAACAATGCCAACAGGTACCGCAGGTAGCACTCTATGTGCTGAATTAAATCGCCTAGCCAATGGTGGAACTTACCCAGCAATAACAGTATTTCTTGATGAACAAGGTGCTGCTAATAAATGGGCTAGTACATCAGGGCTTGGAATAATTGGAGCCTTAAATAAAAAGGCAAGTGCTGGTAGAGCACCTTCTGCTTATAAAGATTTAAATGGTATCTGTAATGAACTTGCTGGAACTACTGGCAAATCAGCAATTGACGCATTAAGGAGCATAGCCTCTTGACAACTACATTAACAGACTTAATCAATGAGGTTCAGATTAACCTTGCAGGTTATACTTACCAACAAGATAGAGCAACTCACTTAACTAGTGCAGTAACTACTCTAACATCACCATCTACATCTCCTACTGTATTATCTTTAGGCTCTACTGAAAACCTTGGTAAAGGTGTAGTTGAGATTGATGAAGAGTTGTTATGGGTAGATTCATTTGACCGTGTTGCTAACACAGCAACTGTATCTCCATATGGTCGTGGTTATCTAGGTACTACTGCTGCTACACACACAGCAGATACTAAGGTTACTATCTCACCTACATTTCCACGTTATGTAATTAAGAAGGCTATTAACGATACTATTAATGCTGCTGGCTCTACTATCTATGCTGCTAAAGTAACTACCTTTACATTCAATGCCGCTCAAACAACCTATGACTTTGATGATTTAAATATCCAGAACATTCTTACAATTATGTGGCAATCAGTTGGTCCATCTCAAGAGTGGCTTCCTGTTCGTCGCTGGTCTTGGGATTCTAAAGCATCTACCGTATTTGGTAATGCTGCTCAGACAGTAACCATTGGAGATTATATTACTCCAGGTAGAACTGTTAAAGTTGTATATTCTACAGACCCAGTTCCTTTTACAACCAATGCTCAAGACTTCTCAACACAAACTGGTTTGCCAGAATCCTGCAAAGATGTAATTGTTCTTGGCGCTTCTTATCGTTTGCTTACTTACCTTGACCCAGCACGTGCTGCACAGGTTAGCCCACAGGCAGATGAGACAGATAGCAAACGTCCTTATGGTGCTTCACAAACTGCAACAAAACAACTATACGCCCTATATACCCAACGCCTCAACGAGGAAACTCAGAGACAACAAACTCTGTATCCAATTCGAGTCCACTACAGCCGATAGGTAAATAAATGACAACACGCAAATACTCATCACGCTCACAACAGACCACATTATCTGGAGCGTTAACTAACTCTGCTACTACAGCAACTGTGGTATCGGGAACATCCTTACTAGGTGGAGTTACAATCTCCGCTGGTGAAATTTTTACGGTGGTGATTGACCCTGATACAGCCCTTGAAGAAATTGTAGATGTATCGGCTGTCTCAACCAACACACTTACTATTGTTCGTGGTAGAGATGGTTCATCTGGAGTAGCCCACTCTGCTGGTGCTCAAGTACGACATATGGCAATTGGTAGAGATTACCGTGAAGCCAACCTACACATTGAAGCAGCCTCTGGAGTACACGGTCTAGCGGGTTCCGTAGTGGGAACAACTGATACACAGACTCTTACCAATAAGACAATTGATACTGCAAGTAATACAATTACTGGAGCAGTAACTCTTACTGGAACTCAAACATTAACTAACAAGACTTTAACTAGCCCAACCATTACTGGTACTGGTGCTATTGCAGGTACCTTTACAGGTAACCTGACAGGTAACGTAACTGGTAACGTATCAGGTTCAGCAGGCTCAGTAACTAACGGTGTATATACAACTGATACTGGAACTGTTACCTCAACAATGATTGCCAATGGCACAATTGTTAACGCAGACATTAATGCATCCGCTGCTATTGATGCTACTAAGATTTCAGGAACCGCAATTACTGCAGCCGATACTGGCACAGTAACTAGCACAATGATTGCAGATGGAACTATTACAAATGCTGACATTAGCGCATCTGCTGCTATCTCATACAGCAAGTTAAACCTTACAGGAACTATTACATCATCTGATATAGTCAACGGAACCATCGTTGCTGCAGATATTGCTGATGGTACTATTACTGCAGCCAAATTAACTGCTGACCCGTTTGCTCGTGCTAACCATACTGGTACACAGACAGCATCAACTATCTCTGACTTTGATACACAGGTTCGCACTAACCGTCTTGACCAGATGGCTGCACCTACTGGCTCAGTATCTTTAAACAGCCAAAAGATTACTAACCTTGCTACACCTACATCTAATACAGATGCATCAACTAAGGCTTACGTAGATACATCTATCTCCAACCTTATTGATGGTGCTCCTAGCACATTGGATACTCTTAATGAAATTGCTGCTGCTCTTAATGACACAGCCAACTTCTCAGATACAGTAGTACTTAAATCTGGTTCTACAATGACTGGTGCTTTGACATTGTCAGGTGCTCCATCATCTAACCTACACGCTGCTACAAAGGCTTATGTAGACTCATTTGCACCATCTGTTGCAGCCGATGCTGCTGCCGCTGCTGCAAGCGCTACCGCTGCTGCTGCTTCATATGATTCATTTGATGATAGATATTTAGGTGCTAAAGCAACTGCCCCATCTCTAGATAATGATGGTAATGCTTTAGTTGCTGGTGCTCTTTACTTCAATACCACTACTGGTGCTATGCAAGTATGGGACGCTGTTGCTGCTGCTTGGGAAGGTATCACTTCAGCAGTAACATCTAGCCGTTGGAGTAAAACTGCAGCAGGTGGTGAGACCACACTTAATGGTGCAGACAATAACTCAGTAACTCTTTCTTATACTGCAGGTTATGAGCAGGTATACCTGAACGGTGTATTACTAGCAAGAGGCGATGATTACACAGCATCTAATGGTTCAAGCATTACTGGTATCTCAGCCCTTACCGCAGGAGATATTGTAGAGGTTCTATCTTGGACACCATATAGCGTTGCCAATGCATTAACAGTAACTACTATAGATGCAAAGGGTGACTTACTTGTAGGAACTGCAAGTGATACAATAGGAAGATTAGCAGTTGGAACTGATACATATGTTCTCACTGCAGATTCTACGCAAACAAGTGGCATCAAATGGAGCGCCCCAGCAGTAAGCGGTGCTACTATGTCTGATGTCTTTATGATGATGGGAGCATAATGTCAAGAGCAAGAACCAATGCGGATAATGCATCTGCAGATATTTCAGGCGTAACCGCCTCAACAGGATTAACAGGTGGGGGAACAAGTGGTACTGTATCAGTAGCCCTTGATACCGCATCTATCTATGTAGTCCCATCACAGAGTACTCACTCTGGCAAATACCTAACAACCAATGGAAGTGCTGCATCTTGGGCATCAGTAGATGCTCTACCTTCCCAATCAGGTAACAATGGAAAGTACTTAACAACAAACGGTTCTTCAGCAACCTGGGGAACTATTACAACTGACCCTACTCCAACAGCGCTAATGCTCGGTGGAATGTAACTAAGGAGAAAAGCAATGCCAACAAACTATAAAGTCCTTGGGCAATCAAACCCATCGGCAACAACTGCGACAACTCTATACACAGTACCATCTGCAACACAGGCTGTAGTATCTAGTATCTCAGTTGCTAACTTAACATCAACAGCAGCAACATTCCGTATCTCGGTTCGTCCTGCTGGTGCATCGCAGACTAACGCTATGTATATAGGATACGATATTACAGTAGGAGCATCTGACTCAACCATTATTACAGTTGGTTTAACTCTTGCTGCTACAGATGTAATTACAGTATACGCATCAACAGCCAACCTAGCCTTTCAAGCCTTCGGAAGCGAGATTTCTTAATGACAGTAAGCAGCGTTAAAACAGGGTATGACGGCATCAGCCTTCTTGTTGGTAATGCTGCTTATTTTCCTTCCGTAAGAGGACTATTTGTTGGTGGTGTGACTAACTATCCTTCTCATACAAACACTATTGATTATATCAATATATTATCTACAGGAAACGCAACAGATTTTGGCGACTTAACTCAAAGCAGATGGGGTTTAGGGGCTTGTTCTTCTTCTACTAGAGGATGTTTCGCAACTGGACAAACTGGTGAAACTACAGGAACAATGGTTAATACCATTGACTATGTAACTATTGCTACAACTGGAAATGCAACTGACTTTGGTGATGCAACTGATAGCAGATATGTGGTATTAAATGGATGTGGTTCTTCCACTAGAGGACTTTTTTTCGGTGGACTAGATTCATCAAATAATTATGAAAGTAGTATTGATTATATTACAATAGCAACTACTGGTAATGCTACTAACTTTGGCAGTATGACTGTTTCAGCATATGGAGTTGGTTCTCTTTCTTCGCCAACCAGAGCGGTTTCTGGCGGTGGATGGACTGGTTCTGTAAGAGAAAATACTATGGGTTATGTAACAATAGCAACTACTGGTAACTCTACAGACTTTGGCGATTTAACCCAAGGAAGATATTATACTGGTGGTGCATCTAACTCAACTAGAGGTTTATTTATGGGCGGAGAGTACGCTTCCTCTACAAGCAGTAATGTTATTGACTACATAACTATTGCGACTACTGGTAACGCTACTGATTTTGGTGACTTAACTACTGCTCGAGAAGCGGCTGCGGCAGTATCATCACCGAACCGTGCAGTATATGCGGGTGGGTCTGATGCTGGTGGTCGATACAACACTATTGATTATGTAACCATAGATACTACTGGTAACGCTACTGATTTTGGAGATTTAACAGTCACAAGAAGTCATCTAGCAGGTTGCTCAGATGGGCACGGCGGACTATAAACAATAAGGGGGATATAAATGAATGAACTAGAAAAAGCACTACCAGAACAATACTCACCTATGTTAGCAAAGATAGATTCAGTTCTGCCTTTGGCTAAGATAGATACAGAAAACTTTAATAAGTCATCATCTCAATTCAAGATGGCTACCTTAGATGTAGTTGACTTGACACCTATCAACTCAGCCAAGCATCTACTAGCAGTAATTCAACGTACACGCCAAGCCCTAGAGGAAGCCTCTATTACCTTGCGCCGTAAACAAGTTGAGTTAAAGCGCAAAGAGTTAGAACTAATGGCATCTGAGGGAACTGACACAGATGAGTTAGTAATTGACATTGATGAACTTAAGATGCAGATTGCTAATATAGAAGCATCTGGTAGAGGTGCAGTTAGAAAACTTGCCAATGCTCTAGACCAGTATCAGGCTATCCTTACCTCACTAGGTAAAGACCATCTGACTGAATTAGATTATGAGAAAGACCAAGCAAGGTATCATATTATGACCGCCTTCAATCAAGCCCTTACGGCTGCTAGAGCACGAGGTGGATTGATTGATGAAGGTAACCATATCTATTTATTCCAACTAGGTATCAATGGTGCCTTAGCACAAGCAGAGGTAACCTCATTTTTAGAGGCAGAACAAAACGCTCTAAACGAAGGTATAGCCCCATCCCACGAAGCAATCGTTAAGTGGCTAAACCTAGTAGCAGATAGATTTGAGCAAGCACCAGAACAATATGCTGCTCAAAGAAATATGCAAACATTTAACGAGTCACTACTACTGGAGAATAATAAATGAAACTAATAAAATATACATTAAATGCCGATGGCACTATACCTGACTATGTAACAGATGGTGGCTATCTTGCTGCAGCAAATGGCAGTGCTTCACCTCAAGACTTAGACTTAATAGGAGTAGCAACTGATGCTGCACCTCAAACTGCAATTGCTAGTGAGGCTGCACTACTGGCTTACTGCCAGTCAAAGAACTTTGAATTTAAAGACCCAATTACAGAAGAGGTTATACCGCTAGAGACAGTGGTTTCAACTATTTGGTCCAAGTTAGGATAACTAATGGGAATCAGCAGTTTAAAAACAGGCGCTATGAAGCGCAGTCTATTAGTAGGCAATGATGCTTTTGCTCCTGCTGGAACTAGAGGATTGTTTGCTGGTGGTATTGCTACTAGTACTGGTTCTGGTAACAGCATAAATGTAATTCAATACATTGATATAGCAACTACAGGAAACTCAACCGATTTTGGCGACCTATCAGCAAGCAGACTTGCTTTTGCAGGATTTGGTAGCACAACTCGTAGCGTTTTTGGTGGTGGTAAAAATAGTAGTAATACTAACCAAAATGTAATTGAATACGTAACGACGGCAACAACAGGTAATGCTGTTGACTTTGGTGATTTACTTACAACAAATGCACAATTAGGTGGTTCTTCAAATGCAACTAGGGGTGTATTTTTTGGTGGCTATGATGCTGCTGATGTAAATACTATTCAATACGTAACTATTGCTAGCGCTGGTAACGCAATTGATTTTGGAGATTTAGTTAGAGCAGAGTTTACAAAAACTGGTTGTGGTTCACCCACAAGAGCAATACAGTTTGGTGGTGCTTATAATGGTGGTGGTAATTATTCAGATACTATTACTTATTTTACTTATGCTACATTAGGTAACGCCACATCTTTTGGAACTTATTCAGGTGGCAATAGAGTATTGCCTTCTTCTGCTTCTTCTGACACACGGGCACTTTCTATGGGTGGATATACCGATACTGGTGGCGCAACAGAAGTAAATATAATTGATTACGTTACCATTGCTACTACTGGCAATACTACTGATTTTGGTGACTTGACCGTTGCTCGATACGAAGGTTATGGAGTATCAACTAATACTAGAGCAATAGCAGGTGGTGGTCTTTCTTTTGGTGGTGGTACTACGTTACGAAATGTAATGGATTATGTCACTATAGCCAGCACTGGCAATGCTACGGATTTTGGTGATTTGTTATCAAATACTTACGCCTTAGCAGGAGCAAGTAATGGACACGGAGGTTTAGTCTAATGCCAGTATTAAGTCTTAAGACAGGTACAAAGAGTAGAAGTTTGTTGGTTGGTAATGCTGCTTATATTCCTATTGGAGATAGAGCATTATTTGCTGGCGGAAATACTGGTTCTAATTCCAATGTAATAGATTATATAAATATAGCATCAACAGGTAATGCTGTTGATTTTGGTGATTTATTGCTAGGTGGGTATGGTCCTGCAGCACTTTCTTCTAGTACAAGAGGTATATGGGGTGGCTATTATGATGGTAGTGGTAATAGCAATGTTATTCAATATGTAACTATTGCAACCGTAGGTAATGCTGTTGATTTTGGTGACTTAACTAGAGCAATGCAAAGAGGTTCTGGAGCAAGTTCTTCTACAAGGGGATTATTTGCTGTTGGTGAACCAACTGGTGCATCTAATACTAATGTAATAGATTATATAACTATTGCTTCTACAGGTAATGCTATTGACTTTGGTGATTTAACTGAATCAAGAGCCTTTGGTGCTGGTAATGCTTCTACAACTAGAGGTATATTTGCTGGAGGTTTTACTTCTTCAAATAGCGATACCATTGATTATGTTACTATTGCATCTACTGGTAATGCTACTGACTTTGGTAATTTGACTGTTGCTAGAAGAGTATTACAAGGTTCATCAAATAGTACAACAGGTTTATTTAATGGTGGTTATACAAGTGCTGGAACTAATACTATTGATTATATAACTATTGCAACCATAGGTAATGCTACAGACTTTGGTGATTTAACAGTTACTAGATATGGTAGTGGCTCTGCTGCCTCACCACTTAGGGCTGTATTTACTGGTGGAACTGCTGGTGTTACGGCGAGCAATGTAATTGATTATGTAACCATAGCCAGTACTGGAAACGCAACTGACTTTGGAGATTTAACTGTTGCTCGTGAATACAATGGTGGTTGTTCAAATTCACACGGCGGATTGTAATAAAGTATTTATTTAAAGTAACAACTATTTAAAGGAGCACTGTGGCTGGTCGTGATATAACCGAAGGTCGTGCAGAACGTGCCATTGCTGTTGATGTTGGTATCGTATCTACAAGTACATACTGGCAAAACACATCTGACTCATATGATGTAGCAGTTGGTGGACAACCATTCTTCTATGCTATAAATGATGCACGTCCTTACATCAGACAGACTGCTCCTTACAAGAAAGACCAGTTTGATAATGGTAAAGAGCCAGGTGAGCAATCACTTACTGGCTGGTGGCTACGTTCTCAGTCATCATTCCACTCTGGTTCAGGTATAAAGTTCTATGACCCATCTGCTGGTGAGACTGTTGACTATAGATTTACAGATAGCAAGGGTGTTAATGTTTGGACTAAGGGACAAGTAACCTTACTTAAAGACACCGCTACTACACACTATACAACTGGTGCAATTCAGACTAACGGTAAACCATTTCAGATTGCTCGTTCTATTGAGTACGGTGGAACTAATGGTGTCTTACTATGGGATGAGTATGATGTAGATAAGATTGCAGAAGATGGAACTGTTACACATTTCTTAGATTATGCAGCAGGAACTGATTATGCAGTTAATGCTATATGTGATGATGGTACTAATGCCTTTTGGATTACCAATATTGTTGCTAGCGGTACTCCAAGATTGCGTATATATAAAAAGTTGTTAACTGGAGTATCTGGCGCTGGTGATACTCTTATGATTAGCGACAACGGTATTACTGTAAATACTGCTGTTATGGAATATGTTAAAGACCGCATTGTTATGGGTATTAACAATAAGATATATGAAATATCTTCATCTGCGTCTACCCTTCCAAGCCCTGTATATACACACAGTGATACTGATATTGTATTCTCAAGCATTACCGCTTCTGGTCCAGCCATCTACATAGCAGGTTATAGTGGCACCCAGTCAAGCATATTTAAATTTACTCTTAATACCTCTGGTGTTATGCCAACTCTTACTACTGCTATTACTGCAGCAGAGATGCCAGTTGGAGAGATTATCCATAAGATTTTTTACTACCTAGGTTATATGATGATAGGTACTAACAAAGGAATCCGTGCAGCAGTTGTCTCAGACCAAGACGGCTCCATTAACTATGGTCCACTTATTGTGGAAACCACTCAGCCTTGCTATGACTTTGCTGCACGAGACAGATTCATCTGGTGTGCAACTGGTGTAGATGGAGCAGCAGGAGTTATCCGT